GTTCTGCAAAAAAAGCTAACGCTGTTAACATTATGATAAGTATTGCTGTAAATCTGTAATCCATCCTGAGAATCTCCATACATTACCTGTTTAAATCCTTAATATCGTAGCTGTGTTCTCTAACTTGATCAGCTAATTGTCTGTACAAATTCTCTGCCATCTGCCACGTAGATTCTGCAGAAGTTAATCTTGTGTTTTGATCTGTAAGTTTTTCTTGTGAAACTTTTAAATCTCTTTGAAGATTTATTATTTGAGTTTTATTGTCGTTGATTGTGTCTGTTAGATTAACAATATATCTAACACCGGTGAACGTTCCAACTAATACAGAAGCTATGACGGGTACTAATATAAAATTCTTTTTGAATAGTTCTGCAATGTTCATAATTTATATTCCTCATTTTATCTCTCCCCAATTAGCACCTTGTTCATAATCTACTTTGTTTGGAACTTTAAGTTCTACTGCTGATTCCATAATCTCTATAATGTTTTCAGCTTGAGCATCAGATTCAACGGAAATATCTACTTCGTCATGAATTTGTATGTGAGGTATTATACCATTTTCGTATAAAGCTACCATACTTTTCTTTGTCATGTCAGCCGCACTACCTTGAATTAATTTGTTTAATGCTTTGTAAGTAAATGCACGTTTTAAGGGCTCATCATATTCTTTTCTAGCCATCTCTAAGGGTAAAGGTTTAAATATACCAAACTGTGTAGGTTGCCACAAATCAAAATGACATGCACGTCCACCTAAAGTCCTAATCTTTCCACGATCTTCTGCCTTACGTGTAACATTATCCATCAGTTGTTTTACAAACGGAGCTTTAACATGATACTGTCTTATTAATTTTTCTGCAGATTCTTTCATCAAACCTAGTTCAGCCATTAATTTATTCTTACCCATTCCATACATAAGTCCAAGATTAATAGTTTTTGCTTGCTTACGTTCTATGCCTGCCATGTCGGCCACGACCTGGTGGAAATCAGCGTCTCCGGCGTTGTATGCGTCTACAATTTCGTCAACTCCCTCTAAATTTTGTAGTTTTGCGTAATGTACTAAAATTCTAGGTTCTTGTTGTGAGTAGTCAAATGATCCCCACTTCGTATTTTCTTCTGGAATAAATATAGATCTAATCATCGGTCCGAGCTCCGGGTGCCTCGCTGGAATCTGCTGTAAGTTTGGATTAGACATAGAGAATCTACCAGTCACGGTCCCACCTTGATCTGATCTTATTTGATTTATGTCTGCATGAATTCTACCCTTGGCAGAATGTTTTGTAATTGAATCTATAAAAGTTGTGTGCGCTTTGTTTATCTCTCTTGCATCTGCAATTGATCTAGCTAATTCATGCGGATGGTTTTGTAAAAAGTTTTTAGTAAAGCTAGGCTCATTTGCTTTTTCAGTTCTATCATAAGGTAACTTTAATTTATCAAACGCTTTTGCAATACTTCGGGCTGCATGTATTTCTACATCAATTCCTGTTAACTCTTTGATTTTACTAATGATTTTAGCTTCTCTAGCCATTAAATTTTTCTTTAATTTGTCTGCATGTTCAAGGTCAACTCTTACACCTTTGAATCTCATATCAACTAAACAAGGAAATAGTTTTGTCTCCAGGTTAAACACATCCATAAGTTCTTGGTTAACAAGTTCTACACTTAATCTTTGCCATAACTTTAATGTAGCCTCTGCATCACGTTCAGCATACTCACCTACATACATTGCAGGAAGTTTGTACATTTCTGATTTAGGATTTATAGAATAACTTTTAGCTGCTTCTTGTAATATCTTTTCGTCTTTACCAATGCCAACATAAAATTTAGCCAACGTATTTAATGCATAAGATAATCTATTCTCATCTATTAAAGACGCTGCAATCATAGTGTCAACAATCTTACCTCTAATTTTTATACCAGCCTGTCTTAACCAGCAGACATCATACATTGCATTATGAAATATAAAGGTAGTTTTCTCTTGATTGACTAGATCCTGGACCCACTCTAAAACAAGTTTTTTATCCATATTTCCACCACCCTCATGTCCTATCGGATAATAGCCTGACCAGCCCTCTACGGCCACCGCAACGCCTGCAATATGGCCTCTACCGATGACATTACCGGACCCTAACGTAGTTAATTCAGGATCATAAGTCTCTAAGTCAATAGATACTTCTTTGGCTCCTGATAAATCTTTTAGTTCGTGTGGTGCAACCCATTCTGTTTCGGGTGCAAATAGTGGGATCTGTGTTCTTCTCATTCGTAGTCTCTCTCCTTTACCATCTCAAGATAGTGTATTGCTTTATCTATATCTTGTATGCCACCCTTCTCTGAGTGCCTACATATATACTTTATAGCGTTGCCCTCAGCAAAAAGCAACTTGTTTTTGTTTATAAATTCTGCTGGTTGAATTTTCATATACATATAATGTGATCCTCCAACTTGTTTAAACTTCCAATCTTCTGTTGTTTTTTTCTTCATAGTACATAAGCTCGATCAAAGTTTTTAGGGTCCAACACATGCAATTCACGCTTCGCTCTCGTCGCTCCGGTATAAAATAATCTATGTAATTCATCCGGGTCATGACTAAAAGTTTCTATCGCTGCGCCTGTAAGGTCCTGTAATAATAAAACGTTGTCGGCTTCTCCTCCTTTCGCTCCGTGTATAGTTGACATTTTTATACGAGGATTTTTATTTATCATCTCACCGTTCGCCCTCATGTTACGAATGTAAGTTTCTGTGATAGGATCTAAACCTTCAAAGGCATCGAACCATACAGCAGAAGTTATTAAACCATGATCTTTTTGACACTCTTCTATTTTATATTTTGTATCAGAGTGTAATGTTTTACCTTTTTGAAATCCAGGTACTACACTAGATCCTAAATACTCATAAATGTTTTTTATTTCTAAATGATTTAACAGTTCACCCTTACGCCATTGTTCCCAATTGTTAAGAGCTAATAATAATTTTAATGATACAGAGTTCATACCTTTAAATTGATAATACCATCCTTGTATCTCACATAAATCTTTAGCATCATCTAAAAAATAATTAGCAGAAGACAATACTAACCAATTACCTTTAGACATATTTACTTGTGTTATATCAGAATATCTTTTTAAGATACCTATCTCATCTCTAGGTTTATATTCTTTGTCAAATCTGTTTTGTACTTTGTTAATAATACTTTGTGACAATTCATGTATAGGTCCACCAGGTATACGATAAGATTGATTTAATGTTTGTATGTCATCAACTTCTTCTTTTAATGCTATGAAGTGATCTACATCTGCACCAGCCCATTTAAATATTGCTTGGTCATCGTCACCTGCAATATAAGTTTTACCTGCTCTAGACCAAATCTTTCTTACCATATCCCACTGCAACAAAGATAAATCTTGTGCCTCATCTATAAACAACACCTCAAACTTATTTAACATTTCTTTTTCTAAAAATAGTTCTAGTAAATCTGTAAAGTCTTTTAGACCTTTTTCTTTTTTAAATCTTTTTAATTCTTCTGCTAATAAAAATAATGTGCTTCGTTCTATATCTAATATATTTTTTCTAGAATCATAATATTCTAGTAAGTCTAAACGTTTAACTCTAGCTGTATTTATAATTGTAAGATATTCATTATCAGAATTAAATGTACCATCTTCTGTAGAATAGTTTGCAGTCCTAATTGGTATGCCACATTTCTGCCCAAATTCCTTATAGTCTTCTGACTTCATCATTTTCTCTTTAGTCATACCTAATTGATTAAATGCGTATGAATGTAGAGTTCTAAAGAAAGGTAAATCGTTCTCTTTATCTAGTCCAAACTTCTCTGCAGCACGATCAGCCGCCTCTGTTGCGGCTTTTTTAGTAAACGAAAAGTACCCAATTTGTTTAGGTCTAATCCCGTCCTTTAGAAATTCGTCCACTAAGTTTAACAACGTTGTTGTTTTTCCCGTTCCTGGTGGACCTAATATTATCGTCTTCATATTTCTTCAACTTCCTTTCTGCTATGTTTAAATGTATTTGTGTTAGTTCTAGTTCTTCTTTTAGTTCTTGTATTATTAATCTAAATCTTAAATGCCAATTAGGTCCTATGTCCTTAGAATATTTCATTAAAAATGTTCCTGGTGATAAGGTTCTTTAGATGTAGATGGTTCTACTTTTTTCATAGTATTAATTTTAATTAGTCTTGGTGTTTGTTTTTTAATTGTCATTCTTATTTCTTCTACAAATATATCTTCTAGTCTTTTTATTAAGTTACCTGTTTTAATTTTATCCATATCCCAGTTATTCTTTTTTAAGAAACTATAAAAGTCTTCCATTCTAAAATATGTAAACTCCCCATCTGTGTATGGTAGTTTATTAAATATATCGTCCATAGTTCTTGCTGTTTGTCTGTTAGTAGTCCAATCTTGCAAGAGTCCTGTCACTTCATTAATAGGATCTAAAGACTCCAATGGTTCTACTTCTTGTAAGTTAGTCATCATTGGTTTTAAAAAATGTTGTTTCCAATCTTTTGGTTTAGGTACAGGTACAATTTTATTTGCTTGATCTAAACATGCTAAAGCAAACATACCAGGATTGTAAAGTTGTTCTGATTTTAGTTCTATTCTTTTTTTATCTACATCTAAAAACCATTGTGGTGGTGTTGATGTA